TACAATCAAAAAGATTGTTAGAAGAAATGAAAACCTTTATATGGAAAAATAATAGGGCAGAAGCACAAAGTGGGTATAATGATGATTTAGTAATGTCTTTTGGTATGGCTATGTACATTAGAGATACAGCATTAAAATTAAGACAACAAGGATTACAAGCAACTAAAAATGCTTTAGGTAATATGTCAGTAAATAGAACTGCTTACCAAGGGGGTTATGGTTTTTCTAAGGGTAAAGATAACCCCTATCATATAGGAACCCCAGATGGTAAGGAAGATATTAGATGGCTCCTTTAATGATATTTATAATAATAATAATATACTATGGCTAATAAAAGCGTATTTTCAAGATTAAAAAGATTATTTTCAACTGATGTTGTAATAAGAAATGTTGGTGGTAATCAAATCAAAGTAATTGATAGTGCCCAAATTCAATCTACTGGTGAATTAGAAACTAATTCACTAATGGATAGATATAATAGAGTATTTTCTACTAGCCCATCTTCTTTATATGGAGCACAATTTAATATAAATTATCAATATTTAAGACCTCAACTATATTCAGAATATGATTTAATGGATAATGATGCTATTATTGCTTCAGCTCTAGATGTATTAGCTGATGAATCAACTCTTAAAAATGATATGGGTGAAGTACTTCAAATTAGAAGTGCTAATGAAGATATACAAAAAATATTATATAATTTATTCTATGATGTATTAAATATTGAATTTAATTTATGGATGTGGGTTAGACAAATGTGTAAGTATGGTGATTTTTTCTTAAAACTAGAAATCGCAGAAAAATATGGAGTATATAATGTTATACCTTATACTGCATATCATATTGAAAGACAAGAAGGATATGATCCTAATAATCCTTCAGCAGTAAGATATAGATACGCACCTGATGGTATGGACAACTTAAGTTCAGGAATGTACCCAGTACCAGGGGCGTCTGCAGGAAATTTAATGAATGAACAAGGTATCTTTTTTGATAATTATGAAATGGCTCATTTTAGACTTCTTTCTGATGTTAATTATTTACCCTATGGTAGAGCTTATATTGAACCAGCTCGTAAGTTATATAAACAATATGTTTTAATGGAAGATGCAATGTTAATTCATAGAATTGCTCGTGCCCCAGAAAAACGTATTTTTTACATGAATGTTGGGTCTATTCCACCAAATGAAATAGATGCATTCATGCAAAAAACAATTGGTAACTTAAAACGTACACCTTTCCAAGATAATAAAACAGGAGAATACAACCTTAAATACAACATGCAGAATATGTTAGAGGATTTTTATATCCCTGTTAGAGGTAATGATGCTACAACAAAAATAGAAACTACACCAGGTTTACAATATGATGGGATCCAAGATGTAGAATATTTAAGAGGTAAATTATTTGCCGCACTTAAAATTCCAAAAGCTTTCTTAGGATATGAAGAAGGAGTTGAAGGTAAAGCTACACTAGCACAACAAGATATTAGATTCGCACGTACAATTGAAAGAATACAAAGAATATTAGTTTCTGAACTAAATAAAATTGCATTAGTTCATTTATACACTCAAGGATATACTGATGAAACATTAACTAATTTTACTTTAGAAATGTCTAGTCCTTCTATTATTTTAGAACAAGAAAAAATTGAATTACTTAAATCTAAAACCGAATTAGCTGGAACTCTATTAGAACAAAATTTAGTACCATCTGATTGGATTTATGATAATGTATATCAATTTAGTGAAGACCAATATGATGAATATAGAGATTTATCTAGGGAAGATGCCAAGCGTAAATTTAGAATAGCACAAATTGAAGCAGAAGGTAATGACCCTGTTGAAACTGGTAAATCATATGGTACACCCCATGACTTAGCTTCATTATATGGCAGTGGAAGAATGTACACAAATCCAGGTGGGGTTCCATCTCCAGAAAAATATGCTGCAGATGACCCTAAATTAGGTAGACCAAAAGATACTAATATAAAACGTAATACACAGGATGATAATTTTGGTAAAGATAGATTAGGAGTTAAACGTATGAAAGATACGGATAAAAATGATTCTAATAGTATTAAAAATAAATTTAAAGGGGGTAGTCCTTTAGCTTTAGAAAGTGCTAAATCTGTTTACATAAAAAACTTAGATATGTTTAAACAAATGAATAAAAAACAATTAATATTTGAGGAGGATAAAGATACTTCTTCATTATTAGATGAAAACCAATTAAAGAAGTAAAAATCTTTACATATTTATAAATAAATATATCTTTTGATGAAAATAAAACACTCAAAGTACAAAAATACAGGAATATTATTTGAACTGTTAGTACGTCAAATCACAGCTGATACGCTTAAAGGTGGTAATTCACCAGCTATAGATATTTTAAAAGAATATTTTATTAATACTTCTTTAGGTAAAGAATACAAACTATATGAATCTATACTTAAATCCAAAATATTAACTGAGGGTAGAGCTACTTTAGTTATTCAAACTATATTAGATACATCTATTAAGTTTAATAGAAAATCACTAAAAAAGCAAAAATATAATTTAATTAATGAAATTAAAAAACACTATAATTTAGAATCATTTTTTGGTTCTAAAATTTCAAATTATAAAGAATTAGCAGCTTTATATACTTTAATTGAAAATGTTAATTCATCTAAACTTATTAACCCTTCTCAGTTAGTTGGGAATAAATTAACTTTACTAGAATATTTAACTAAGAAGGAAATTAAAAAAGATTCTAAACAAACTGTACTTGAAGAATTTTCTACTTATGATAAAGATATAAGAACTTTAACTTATAAAGTATTATTAGAAAAATTTAATAGTAAATATGATTTATTAACCAATTCTCAAAAACAAGTACTTAAAGAATATATTAATTCTGTAGATTCAACCCCAGATTTAAGAAATTTCTATAATGTTAAAATTAATGAGTTAAAAAGTATTTTAGTTAAAGAAACAAAAAATATTAAAGATAAAGCTACAAAAATTAAAATTATTGAAGTAACTAAATTTTTAACTGAGTTAAAGAAAACAGATAAAGTTGGGGATAGTAATTTAGTTGATTTGTTACGTTATTATCAATTAGTAAACGAAATACAAATAACAAATGGGGTTCAAGTATAAACTTAAAGAGATAAAAATTGGTGATGTTAAAGTTGAAAATGGAGTAAAGTCTATTGTAACTGATATAGATCCTGAAACGGGTGCTATATCCTGGTCTGTTGATTATGTTCCTAATTTATCTAAATTAGTTGAAGATGCAATGGAATTAGCTAAAACTGCAAGAGGTGTATACCAAAAAGCTAAAGATGATAAAAAATTCTTAGACATATACGAACAGGCAAAACAATTAAGAAATGTAATTCGTACCCATGTTAGAAATAACTACCCAGAAGACTATAAAAAAATAAAAATTAATGAGTTAGATTTATCCCATCATATGGAGTTAGGTAATGACTGGGGTGAGGTAATATTTTATTTAGAAAAATATGGAACTGATGAAGAAATTGATGCTTATATAACAGCTTTTAAGGAACAAGCAGGGCCTTACTTTGACGATTCTAATTTTGACCACGTTAAAGAATTTCAAAAATGGGTAAAAACCGCAATGAGGACAGATGAAATATCTACTTCAGGAGGAGCAGGGGCTTATAATACACCTTATGCTTTTAAATTAGTAAAAAAACAAGAAAAAATTATACCTGAAGGGGTAGGTGCTACATTAGGACCTGGTCCTAAAGCAGGTCCAGAAGGAGTTAAAGATAATGCATACGTAAAACAATTTAAATATAAATTAGTCCCTAAGAACAAAGATGGTACTTATGTACAAAAAGGTTCAGGACTTAATGTTAAAAATTTATTTTAATATGTATAACCGTAATATTAAAGAACAAGAAGATAAAGTATCTAAATTCCATGCGGAACGTATAGAAGCTTTTGATAAATTAGAATCTAGATTTGAGGATATTAAAAAACTAATCAAACTAGGCAAAATAGAAACAATAAAGTATTACAGAGAAAACCCAAAAAGCTATGCTGTTGTAATAGGCACAGACATGCTAAATGATTATTTAAACGATATAGAAACACTATTACAAAATTAATAATATGAAACATACATCAAACGAATTATTTGAAAAACTTTCTAAAGAATTTTCTTCAAAAAAAGATAAAGAATTAATTAACGAAGAATTAGGTCAAGTAGTAACTTTAAAACCTATTAATACTATTGAGGCAAGCCCAAAAGAACCATTTTGGACTAAATTCGAAAACTTTTTAGCTGAAGGTGGTACATTAGAACCTCTTGTTAATAATGAAGATAAAGTTAAATATAATACAAAAGAACAAGACGAAAAAGTTAAAGCAGATCCTAAATTAAAGTTCGAAATGGACAATAAGTTAGGTGGTTCTTATAAAGTATCGGATGTTGTTGAAAATATAGATTCTCACAATTACGATTATGATCCTAAAGTAGAGAATATTAATAATGTTAATGCTCAAGAAGTATTAAGTGGTGTTCAATTAGAAATTAATTATAATAAAGAATTATCACTAGATGAGGCAATGGAGTTAGCAGTTAAAAACTTAGCTAAAAATCCATTACATTATGTAGAAGAAGGTCAATTCGGAGTTAAAGGACTAGGGTATAAAGAATCTAAACAACAACAAAGCGATGGCGAAAGTTATGGTGGTAGTGGGTTTAGTGCTAAATTAAAAGATGGTGGTGATGCTATGGTACCTTTAAAAGAAAATATTAAAAAATTAGTTTTAGAGGCATTTGGTCAAGTAGTAACAACAGGTAACCCAAATTCATTAGCAGCACAATCAGGAAATATTATTCGTCAAATGATGGCTGAAAAAGAAGAAGAAAAAAAATTACCAATGGATGAAATGGAAGATGAAGGTACAGCAGTATCTTATTCGGACACTACATCAGAAGCTGCAAAACCTGATTTTGCAGATATCGATGGAGACGGAGATAAAAAAGAATCAATGAAAAAAGCCGCTAAAGATAAAAAGAAAAAAGTGAAAAAAGAATCTATAGATAGTAAATTAGCAGAAATAGGAAAAGAAGCTGAAAAAGTAAAAATGGAAGCTCAATTAGACTTTTTACATGATCATATTGATGAAAAAGTAAATAGAGTTAATTCAATTCAAGAAGATGAAAATTTAAGTGAATTAATTGATAAATCTAAGATGAAGCAAATGCAAAGAGAAATCAAAGATTTAGAAAGAAGAAAAGCTAAAATGGAAAGAATCTATGAAAAATCTTGTGGATCAAAATATTCCAAAAAAGAAATGGTAGATGAAATGGATGAGGTAAGTTGGAATGAAAAAAATAACCCAACTAGAGGTGCTGCTGGAGAAAGAGATCCTAAACAAGTAGGACAATCCGTTTCTGATTATGCTGTAAATAAATAAAAATGAGCAAAAAGCTATTAATAGAAACCCATACTGTAAAGATTTCACCCTCCCAATTAACTGAAAATGTTAATACGGAAAGTGGAAATCTAATGGTAGAAGGTATTTTAGCCACAGCTGAAGTAAAAAACGGAAACGGTCGTTATTACTCAAAAGGTCTATGGGATAGAGAAATGGATAAATACTCTGAACTAATCGAACAGAGACGTTCAATGGGAGAACTTGACCACCCAGAATCAACCGTTATTAACTTAAAAAATGTATCACATTTAATATCAGAATATTGGTGGGATGGTGATAATTGTATGGGTAAGATAGAAATTCTACCAACACCTTCAGGAAATATTCTTAAGGAACTAATTAAAAGTGGAGTTACAGTAGGTGTATCTTCTCGTGGTATGGGTTCTTTAGAAGATAAAGGTGGTGTAATGGAAGTACAAGATGATTTTGAATTATTATGTTGGGATTTTGTTTCAACCCCATCAAACCCAGGTTCTTTTATGCATACCCTAAATGAAGGGAAAAATGTAATTACATATGA